AAGTAAAAATTCTAGATTGTTCCAGTTGTGATTGAATCTAGAATAATATTTTTTAAAAACTTTCTAGGACACAAAAGTAAAAATTTTAAAGTGTTCTAGTTGTAATAGTAACTGGAATAATATTTTTTAAAAACTTTCTAGGTCACAAAAGTAAAAATTCTAAATTGTTCTAGTTGTAATAGTAACTGGAATAATATTTTTTAAAAACTTTCTAGGACACAAAAGTAAAAATATTAGAGTGTTCCAGTTGTGATTGAATCTAGAATAATACTTTTTAAAAACTTTCTAGGACACAAAAGTAAAAATTTTAAAGTGTTCTAGTTGTAATGAATCTAGAATAATATTTTTTAAAAACTTTCTAGTGCTTAAAAGTAAAAATTCTAGATTGTTCCAGTTGTGATTGAATCTAGAATAATACTTTTTAAAAACTTTCTAGGACACAAAAGTAAAAATTTTAAAGTGTTCTAGTTGTAATGAATCTAGAATAATATTTTTTAAAAACTTTCTAGGACACAAAAGTAAAAATTTTAAAGTGTTCTAGATGTAATAGTAACTGGAATAATATTTTTTAAAAACTTTCTAGGACACAAAAGTAAAAATAAAAATTGATTACAGGTTAATTAAAATATTTGTTAAACTATTAAATAAAATTATTAACAATTATGGAAGCAATTATGGAAGCAATTATTGATGATGATTGGGTTTTTTTGAAAACTGAATCAAATCAAAATGAAGATATAAAAAATGAAGATAAACCAAAGGATTTTAATTTACCTTTGCCGTGTGGAAATGATTCTCTTTCAAAAAATTTATTAATGCCGTGGATACCGATTCAAGATTCTTTCTTTCTCCACAAGAAACGAGAAAAAAATGGTTGTACACCATCATATGGCAATGTGTATAGTCCAATTACTAATAAAGATCATAATATGTCATTTGATTTGGGAATTGATCCGGCATTTCAAGTAAACATATTAATAACTTTTGATACATTACCAAATAATTTTGATATTTATTTTGTATATGAGTATTTTGAAAAAATTACATTATCATTTTATGGATTTCTATATGAAAACCTTACAGGATCAATTCTAAGTGTTTTGGAAGAAACTTTTTATAATGAAAATTATCAAAGAATAAATAGAAATATTCAAGAAAAAAAATTGTCATATATTATTCCTTTTAGAAGCACTTTTATTAAAGCCATTGGTAATAATAATTTTATCAAGCATCATTATCAACATGCCATTATTAACATTAAAACAAATCCAGCATATGATGAATATAATCCATGTGTTCAAATTTATGCTTTGCAAAGAATCGGACATGTTAAAAATAACTCCATTAATAATAATAAAAATTTGAACAACTATTATAATGAAATATATTATATGACACACAATTTGATCAATTCGGATGGTATAATCAATTTGTATGCACACTATATAACATCTGGATTAATTGTTTTTAGAAAATCATTAGACAATAAAATCTTACCAATAGAACATTTGAATATTGATTTCAATCCACATGGCAAATCAAATGAAATCACTCTATTAGTTAATAAAAGTATAAATTATATAAATAAACAAGTTTTCGAATTTGATAATGTGAATGAAAATGTATTTATTATTCCTTTTGATGAAAAATTCAAAGAAATTTATTACAATACAGAAGTTTTTACCAACAGCAACGGGTGTGTGAATCTTGGTAATTATAATCTTAACCCATCGATACACTATAAATTTCCAGATAATGAACCTTCAAAACTGTATATAATGCAATTATATATAAATGAATTAACTACAACGTACGACATAATAGGTAAACGCTTTTCATATTAGATTTACTTTGCGTCTTTAAGAACCTTAAGGGCTTTTAGGGCTTTATTATTTTTGTTTGATTTTTTCTTAGTATTTTTTTTCGATTTATTGTTACGACGTGATACATTAATAGTATCAACAGTATTATTGTGATTTACTCCAGATATATTGAAACTTGTTTTCAAAGCTGTTTGGTATTTAAGAAAAGGGTTATTGCAAACTCTATTTCTTTCTTCAGTAAATTTTTTTAAACTTTCTTTTACCTCAGGATCTTCACTCAATTCAAGAATATTTTTACCACTATCCAGTTTAGTTTTAACCAAATCCCTATATTTATTAAAACTAGTTTTACATTTCTTATTAATGCATTTCAAATAATTATCATATTCTTTTCTATAATTTGCATTCATTTCAATAAATACTTTAATATACCTTAATATACCTTAATAAATACTTGAGAAAAAAATAATTTATTAATGGATATATAGAGTTAATTATAGAACATTATAGACCATTATATTAGTTCTTTTGGACCTTATCGACCTTAATAATTTGAATAGTATTTTCAATCGCGTTAAAAATTGCGGTCAAGGTAGGTGATAAAGTTATTTTGCGTGGTGAATGCTTTGGCTTATCAATAGTTTCAATCAAGTATTCGATCGACTTAATTTTAACATGTGAGTCATGTAGAAGGGTTGAAATGCGATCCACGATCAATCTCCAAAAGAGTATTGATCGGATAGTCGGTATCCTAAACGTATAATGTGAATCTCCAAATTCTATAAAAGGGTAATAATCAACCAATTCCTTATATTCCTTAACAAGGTTAGACTTTTCCAAACAATGATTCACAATCTTCTCAGCCAGATGGGGATCAAAAGCATCTACAACAGGTCTAATATTGTCCCTAATTTGTCCACGACGACTCCATTTTGGTGTTGAATCAACTAGGTATGGGATGCCAAATTGATTGCACAGTTCAACAATTCTAGATTTCTTGATTTCGAGAAATGGACGATAAATTTCAACACCAGAATCAACACCATAAAATGACATTCCTAGGAGATTTTCAGGAGATCTTCCGCTAATCATATTAGTAATACAATTTTCAAAACAATCATCCCAATTGTGTCCTAGGAGCACTGGCAATCCAAAATATTTGTAAGCACTAAAACGAATTTCCCGAGTGACACTTTCATAAAATGTTCTCATCGTTGACAACGAATCCGTTTCCTCATTTTGTGCACTTGAATGAACACGCTTAATCTCCTTAATAGAACGAACATAATAAGGAACCTTCAATTGCGATGTCACACAGTCAACAAGATAAAGTTCATCCTCATGTTCACTCCTGTTACCATAATCAATCATCAAAGCAATAGGTCGTAGTCCATACATACATACCGCATATAATACTAGCATTGAATCAGAACCTCCCGAAATTGATACAACACAATCATATTCTTCGTTATTTCGTCTAGGAATACGAGAAATTGCATTCAAAATATCGGAAGGTAGAGGGAATCGACCGAATTGCGTCCATGTGAAAGAGGGGCAAATAATTTCAATAGGAAGTCTCTTGTCTTTAAAATTGATTCGAGTAGGATTACGAACCCTGATTAGAGCCGCTCTCAAAAATCTTTCGTAAATAGGAACTGATGTTTCCTGACGTGACATTAAAACCTTAATGATGTCAATTGCCTTCACACGATTTTCTTCAATTTCACTGTGCCGCAAAGGCATCAAAATGAAACATATTTCTTCCGGAGTGTATATTGATGATTCCAATACAAAAGGAATCAATTCTGCAGACAAAGTTAAAGCTCTTTGATCATGATACATCTTCAGAAAAGGATCATCATGAGACAATTGACGATAGTAATGACGAGAAATTTGATCATCAACGATCAATTTACCCAACCGAGTCAATGAATCATATTCTGATTCATCTGTGATATATTTACCTAAATTTTGCATAACAATTATGTCAGTTGCAGGAGTACTGTTAAACCAACATTCAGGATGGCTTAACCACCATGATACTACAGGATCAGTCGTATTCATTTACTAAAACCTAAAAACAAAAAAAAAATTTCAATTTTATTATCAAATTATAAGCTTGAATGGATAATTTATTATCATGATGATTGTAAATATGATTGTATAGCTCTCATAATACCCTTTTGATTATAATCACGATAAGGGATTTCTATAACAGCATCTTGAACGTTAGATGTATTACTATTGTTTGGTTCAAAAACTTCAATCGTATTGGAAATAATATCAAACGTTTTATGACCAATGGCTCTTAATTCATCCAAAGTGGTTTCCTTAAAATTGGTCAAACCATTTTTCAATCCTTTAATAACTTTGCCAGTTTGATAACATTCTTTTGAAGGTATAATAACTAAATTAACTATCCCATTAGCAAGTCTAATAATAGATCTCAATGGTGTGATACTTTTAATTATTTTTATTTGTTTTTGTTGGCTCAAAACTTCTAAGTAATGATCAGATAAATGTTTAATCACATTTGGAACACCATATACATTATCAATATAATATTCATTAAACATTAAATCCAATTTGCGCAAACTTAAGAAATTTAATATCCAGTGATGATTTTTAAATTTGCAATCAAACAGATTACTAGCATAATTAACCCTAAAATACATCTGATTCATTTTAATAGATTTGAAATGAATCTTATCTTCAACTCTTTTTTCATCTTCATTATCAATTGCTTCTAAGCTAGCGTAGTTTGTATAATTTTGAATAAATTCCAATATAAAGTTAATTAAATTTTGGTTAATATCTAATCTTGCAGGGAAGAATGACATTTCAATATAATATTCTGTTAAATCTTTTCGGAAATGAATATGGAATGGTTGAGATTTAGAGGCATTAAAATAACTTCTAGTTGAATTATATGATGTTAATCTTTTAGTAATGTGTGGCATTTTTTGGAAAAAGATTTTATGTTGTTTTTCATCTAGAACACCAATTAATTTAGCATCAGTTAAAGCTAATTCTATTTCAATAAAATTATCTCTGTCTGGCATTTTCATTTTAATTATTTTAATACCATCAAGTGATAATTCCAAATAAATATTACAATTTCTTTGATGTGTTAAATCACTACCTGAATATATTAAAAATCTAGTTCTATTAATTTCTAATCGCAACTGATTAATTATAGATATTGGTAATTCTAATTTCTTCTTTGAACTCAAATCCACTGGAACAAATTCTAATAATTCAGAATTATTTAGTTTATTATATGATTTTTCTAATATAATAGGTTCTTGAGGTTGATAATTATCAGATAACAAAGCATCCATCATTAACATTTTGATTTCATTTCTTTCATCAATATCAATATCAACAACAGTTTGAATTGGATATTTCTCATGATCACTTTGATTATCAGAAATAATTTTAATAATTTTTTCAGTAATTTCAAGAGAATCCGCACAAATCGTAAAATCAATATTGTCAATCGCAATATATGGACAATCTAAATTTAACTCACTAGAACTACTAGCACTCAGACTATTACTATTACCACTACAACTCAAATAATAATTTATATGATTCACCTTTAATATGGGAATTGTTATGATTTGATTGAATATATTAATAGATAAATGGTCAAATACAACTAATTCTAGATTTGATTTGAAAGACATTTTGACTCCGGAACCACTAAAAGTTAAATTATAATCCTTATTAATAATCAAGTTCAAATCTAACTTTTTACTTGATACGTAAATAATTTGATCAGTATTAACATTAGTTTCAACATTGGTTGCAACATTAGTTTCAACATTAGTTTCTGTATTTTTAAAATAATCAATAATTTCCAGTATCCAAAATTTATTATTTAAAAAATGATGGATGCGGACACTCTCAAACAACAAAGCAACTTTTGATATTTTATTTTTGATAGTATTGATATTATTATTGATAGGAAATAGATCAGTTTGTATTGCAGCTACAAACATAAACGTATTTCTATGATCAACTTTTTCAAGAACTACTTCTTCAGTCTTAGAATTATAAATACAACCATCTTCTAATCTAAAATAATGAAATGTTTGATCTGTATAAAAATTTATGACACTTTGGAGACTAAAACATAATAATTTAACAATAAATTTATCCTCCAAAATTATAAAGAATTCTTTCCATTTCATATCAATAACAGTATATTCTGATCTTATTGGTGGTGGTAATTCAAGTTTCAAATTAGATACAGACTTTATTAATTGGTTTAGATGTGTCAATATATTTTTTTCTTTGATTAACAAATGTGTTTTCCCGAATAAAATTACAACACGAGTGGATACTCTAGGATATATTATAGAATTAAAATTTTGAAATCCAGCTTGATCTGTAGGTTGATAATATAATCCATATTGATCTATTAAAATTGGATCATCTGAAAATAAAGTTGGATGACTCCTTATTTGATTAGAATTATCAAATGTTTTTTTCTGAATAGCCAATCTAAGAAAATCTGATATATAAATAGTCTTTGGTTCATTTTCTCCAACTACTAAACATAATTCAAAATTATCAAACTTAACTTCACATGGATCAAATTTAACAGCTAACACATTGGTCTTTATTTGTAAATAATTATTTTCTTCAGGAACAAATATATTAATTTTAACATCGTTTAATTTGATATTCAAATAAAACTTAATCGGATCAGGATCAATATCATAAGTTCCACCAACATATTTAATAGAGAAATATGATGTATATCGATTAATTATATCAATATCAAAATTAATAGTAGTGTTCCTTGTATCTATATGTAATTTATAATGTTTTTGATTTTGTGTGGAAGGTCTGATGGAGAAATCAAATAAATCGGGGTTTGATAGAATGATAGATGTTTTTGAGGGTGTTATTTCTTTGATATTGAGGTTGAATGTGTTATTGAGAAGTGGATCTTTTAGTTTGAAAGTATCAAGTGTAATGAGTAAATAATTTGATGGATTATTGCTAATAATTTTAAGTTCAAATGAATCTATTTCGATAATTTCTATTTTTTCCTGGAACAATTTGAAAAAATCATCTATAGTGTCTTCAGTTTCAATATCAATAAAACTACGTAAATCATTTTCTGAACAAAAATACATTCCAAAAGACATTTGAGATTGATTTTGAAATTTAGAAAATTCTTGATATAACCCCATCAAATCTAAAATCTTTTCCAGATGAGATGCATTAATATCCCCTTTAATTTTTGGAATATCAACAGATAATTTGCCTTTATTAATTTCATAATTTAATGTAATTTGACTATCAATATTTTCAAAAATTATTTTGGAATCAATCAAAACATTAATATTAAATTTTAAATATTTCCATGCCTCATCCTCTTCAGGATTAATAATAGATTGTTGATTAATATTAATATCTTTAAATTGTATAATTAGTGGATTATCCTGATGTGTATCAGATTTTAATTGAATTTCTATCATATCTATTTGAAATTTAAGATTATAAAGAGTATCACGAATTATCTTAGCGATACTCTTAATTCCTTTGTCTGAATGAGTATTTTGATTAGTATTATTATATATACTTTCAGTAAAATCTTGTTCTATTTGGTGAATATTTTCTTTTAGTTTGAGGAACATGTTGGGTGGATGTGGAGTAGGTTCTTCGATTAAAAGTACTAAAACTAGTTTACCGATTGAGAAATATGTTCTGAGGTTGGTAATATTTGTCCAAGTGACTGAAGGGATTTTTAGATCTTTTAGGTATGCTGATAAAACTTTAAATGGATACTGTTGGATATGTTGATCTATTAGACTATGTTCAAATTCTAGATAACTGAGGTTTAGTTCATGTTCTAGAACATCAACATCATCAATATGTGGCGGATTTTTAATCCAAGAACCAAGAATTTTTTTGATAAAATAAACATAAAATTTCTTTTGTATTTGACCACCCAAATTCCCTAAAAAGGTTTTTGACATGTTTTATGTTCTAGGTATTACTTAACTTACTATTATTAAACACAAAACTTACATCAATTTTTTTCAACACCAATGTCACTTATCTATCAATCATATAAAATATCTCAATAGTAATCCATACAATATACCTAACATATTACTTAATATATCTTCTTTTTTACCATACCACCAACGCCCTGGATGATTATAATCCTCCAAACAATCTTTAATCCATTTATACTTTTGATCTTTATAAATTAAACCTAATAATCCAAATAATTCCTCAAATAATTCCCAGAATATACCTAATAATATAAGTTCATATATATAAGTTGGAAAAATATATGTAATGTACGCAAAATAAAAGAAATGACTTAGAGTCCACCCGTCGATAGATTTGTAAATATTTCTTAATAATGGATCTGTAGTATTGGGATAAAAGTAGCATTTGGATATTTTATAAAGAATTATTAATAATATAGAAAAAAATATAGATAATAAAAGCGTAAGTAATCCTTCTAAATAACTAAATGATTTTAAAACCATATCCAAGCTATCTATAATATATTATAATATATTATGATAAAATATATAGTTCCAAAATTCTTAAATCTTAACTTAAAAATGATTAAAATGCAGCATCAAAGCTGAGTGTTTTATTTTCGGATGTATTATCATTTGTATTATTAATATTTCTACTTACATTAGCTTTGTTATAGCTAGAATTCTTGTGTTCAAAGAAATTAGTTTTACCTTGTAAAGAAATAAGTTCCATAAATTCAAAAGGATTTTCAGAACCATATATTTTATCATATCCAAGTTGAACTAGAAGATGATCCGCAACACATTCAATATATTGGCTCATTAGTTTAGAGTTCATCCCTATCATAGCACACGGTATAGAATCATTAATGAACTCTTTTTCTATATTGACGGCTTCATAAATCATTCCATTAACTATTTCTATAGGGACACGTGTTTCTAACATACTGTATAAAAGAACCGCAAAATCTGTATGTGTTCCTTCATCACTACTGATCCATTCATTACTGAGAGTTAATCCAGGCATTAAGTTACGTTTCTTGAGCCAATAAATAGCACAAAATGAACCCGAAAAGAATATACCTTCAACAATGGCGAAAGCTATTAAACGAACTGGGAAACAAGCATATTCATCTTTAATCCATTTTTGAGCCCAATTTGCTTTTCTTTGAATACAAGGTATATTTTCAATCGCATTAAAAAGTCTATCCTTCTCCATCGCATCTGTTATATAAGTTTCAATTAAAAGACTATACATTTCACTATGAATATTTTCAATAGCAATCTGGAACCCATAAAAAGCTTTAACTTCCGGATAATCAATATCATTCATGAAACGTTCAGCTAAATTTTCTAATACAATGCCATCACTACCCGCAAAAAATGCCAACACATGCTTAATAAAATGTTTTTCACTATCATTGAGTTTACTACTCCAATCTTTTATATCACCTCCTAGAGGAACATCTTCAACAACCCAGAAAGACGCAACAGCCTGTTTATACATTTTAAATACTTCTGGTATCTTAGTTGGAAACATAGTATAACAATTATTAAGTTTTTGAAGTAAAAATTCTTTACTTAAATCTGGATTATAAGCTTTTAAACGCTTATTTAATTCGTCACTTGATAGTATTTCAGGCATAATTAATTTAATTAATTTGATATATCTAGATAATTTAGAAAAAGAGAATTATTTTAAACTTATAATCTTTGATTCAATTTTTTACAAGTCCATAAATTAATCACTTTTTGTTATCAAATAATCACACCGATTTTTTAAATAAATTAAAAAAATTAAAAATTGAATTTAAATTTAAAAACAAAAAATAAACAATTAACTAACATATTAAATTAAATAAAATGTCCACATTTGAAAAAGAGTTGGAACAATTTGATTTACCTAGTATCAGAAAAGATCCTGAAGAGTATTCTAAAAAAGTTCAGATTGGTCTAGGTGTTAAACTAATTAAACTAGCAAATCATTTTTATTACACTGGAAACCCTATTTTTTCCGATGATATTTATGATAAAATAGAAACCATTTTAAAAACCAGATCACCCAATAATAAAATATGGAAAGAAATCAGAGCCCCTTTTGAAGTTTCAGAAGAAAAAGTAAAATTACCTTATTGGATGGGAAGTATGGACAAGATTAAACCTGGAAAAAATGAAGTCGATAAATGGTCCTTAAAATATCCAGGACCTTATACTATCAGTGAAAAATTAGATGGAATGTCCTGTTTACTTGTTATTAAACCAAATGAAATTAAAATGTATTCTAGAGGTAATGGAACTATTGGATATGATGTTAGTCATTTATTAACTTATTTAGATTTACCTAAAATTAAGTTTGATGATAAAGATAAAGATAAACTTAAAAATATGGGGATTGATGGCGAATTAACTGTTAGAGGAGAATTAATTATGTCTCAGAAAACTTTCAAAACCAAATATGAAAACACTAAAACTGATGCACGCTCTATGGTTGCTGGTATAATGAATGCTAAACATCCAGATCCCAATGAAATTAAGGATTTAGATTTAGTGATTTATGAAATAATTATTCCAAGTGAAATTAAGCCTTCAAAACAATTTACAATTCTTAAACAGTTAGGTTTTAAAACAGCAAAAATGGAAGAAAATGATAGTAAAACAATTGATGATGATACTATGATCGGTTTATTAACTAAAATGAAATCCAATTCACAATATGATATTGATGGTATAATTTTAACCCAAGATGTTAGTCAACCTAGAAATACATCTGACAATCCTCCATATAGTCGTGCATTTAAAATGAGTAGTGATGAACAAAGAGCTCAAGCAACTGTCGAAGAAATTTTATGGGAAGTTTCTAAATGGGGCAAAATTATACCACGTATTAAAGTTAAACCTATTACTATAGGTAATGTTACTATTCAAAAAGCAACAGCCTTTAATGCAAAATATATTCAAGATAATAAATTAGGTCCAGAAGCAAAAGTACAATTAATACGCAGCGGTGACGTTATACCATATATTGAAAGTGTAATTACCCCATCTCCATCTGGAGCATCAATGCCAAATATGAAATATAAATGGCATCCATCAGGGTATGATATTTATATTGATCAATCGGAAACATCTGGACAAGATGATTTGCAAATTAAACAATTGACATATTTTATGACTACTCTAGAAGTTGAGGGTATTAATCAATCTACTATTAAAAGATTATATGAAAATAATTATAAAACTTTATCCCAAATTCTTAATATGACAAAAAATGATTTTCTAAAATTGCCAAACACAAAAGAAAAATTAGCAACAAAACATTTTGAATCTATGCAAGAAATTTTAACCAAAACACATCCATTAGAATCTTTAATGGCCGCTAGTAGTTTATTTGGATTAGGATTTGGAACTAGAAAATCAAAAGCTATATTAGAAGTTTTTCCAGATGTTTTAACAAAATCTGTTACTGAACAAGATATCATAAACATTAACGGATTTGAATCCAAAACAGCTAAATTATTTATGGATGGATTACCTAAATTTAAGGCATGGCTCAAAACACATAATTTAAAATATAAATTACCTCAATCAGCCACAGCCAAAAATACTAACGCAAGCGCATTTAAATTAAAAGACCAACATATTGTAATGACAGGTTTCAGAGATAAATCTTTAGAAGAATTAATTGAAAGTCAAGGTGGAACTAATGCATCTGGTGTAACATCTAAAACTACAATAGTAATCGCTAAAGATCCTGGGGCAGGTGGGAGTAAAATAGAAAAAGCTAAATCTTTAAATATATCTGTCATGGATGTTAGTGCATTTAAAAAAATGTTTAATTTTTAAAATGTTTTATGATTTATTTAATTTTAATTTAAGGTTCAGGTTCCGCTTCAATTGGTATTTTATTCTTATATGGACAATATTTTTCATGCGAAAAATATGATAAATTTTTTGGGAATTTAACAGCCCAAGTGCCTGATCTACTATTACATGCAGGACATATATAATTTTTTTCATTTTCATCATTGAAAACAACAATTGGTGTAAAATTAGGATTTGTTGGATCATCATCGACTATAAAATTACATCGATTGATATAATAAAGATGTAATTGTTGCAAATGCGCTCTTTGCGCTTCTATTTGCGGTGTAACATCGTTATTCAATTTGAACCATTCTGAATCTTCAACTTTTTGTTCTGGATATTTGCTAGCTAAATCAATAATCATATCAGCCAATGGATTATCCTCTAGATTAAATTCAGTAATAAATTTGGAAACATCACCAAAATCTCTACAATAATAAGCTGGTATTAACCGTTTAAAAACATCCGAAAATATTGGTTCAGCATGCAAAACTATTTCCTCATCAACTTTAATCTGTGCGATACCCTTTTCAGCATTGAGTGCTATTTTTTTTACACTTGTAATTTGAGTTCCATAACAATACTTCAAAGCATCTTCTAATGCTAAAATTCCAGTACCACTATGAACACCATCGATTATTGCAATATTACCTTTAATAATAATATTTTTTGCTTTCAATCCTCTAGAATATAATTCATTTTCTTTTTTTTGTAAATATGAATTTACTGTCTTTTGACCACCTTTGCTATGTGGTAGTATAACAATATTTAATAATGTCGGATTATATATTTTCATATTCATCATTGCCAAACAATAGTATGCTGGTGATTGACCTCCACATACTATTGTATTACAACCATCTTGTACAAGATGAGTATAAATTTTATAAGATGCTTCAATGAGTTCTTTAACACATTCACCTAAGGTTTGATGTGTTGGTACATTAATTTTGATATTTAATTTGCGAGGTAATTTGAACATATTTTTATTAAGAATATTTGTAAAAATAATCAATTTTTGTGACATATATATAACTATTTTAGCAGAAATAGAAAGTATTTAGAAAAGGGTTAAGATTATTTCATGTTAAAGATATAATATGGCAACTAAACCTAGAGATTATTATTATTATCCGCATGATGGGATTAAGATTGAGGTTCATCATGTGAATATTGATGGTGTATTTTACAAAGTAACGAGAGAATATATTGTTCAGAAGTATTCTAAATCAATTGCGGATAAAATTAGAGAAAGACAAAAATGGAAAAAGTTTGGTGATGATGATGACCATCATGCTACTATAGGTGATGAAGTGTTTTTTGAATTTAATCCGAACTTAATGAAGGTTCATTTCAAAGATCCTAAAGAATACGAATATTATTATTTTGATGAAATGCCTTTAAAAAATAATAATATTGAAGAAGAAATATTGATAGAAAAAGAAAAAACAAAGGATATGTTTGGCAGTAGTAAAAAATCAACTCTTAAGTGTCGTTTATGTGGAGGCCCCCATTGGTCTATAAAATGTAATCAAAATAAAAAAAATACATCTAGAAATGATGTTGATATTAAAAGTGATTACAAAAAGACTGAATTCAAACCCAAAAGAGAGGTTAGTCCAATTAAAGTTGACGATTTAGATAAAACAGTATCTGGTGATGATGTCAGGTATTATTTAGAAGAATATGGGGCAATTAAAAATTTTCATTTAGTCAAGGATAAAAGAACTGGAGAATCAGCTGGTTATTGTTTTGTTACATATTATAATCAAGAAGATGCGGAATATGCTTTGAAAAATATAAGTAAAAAACCAATTGGATATGCATATCCTTCATGTGAATGGAGTAGTCCTAGACCATCAAACAATTAAACTTAAATGGATTGTAATTTAGGTTTATGATATTTACAGTATTGACTGTTTTTTATGGTAATGTGTTGGCAAGAAGTTCCTTTTAATTTTCCGGATAAATATATACCGACACATGTTTGTTTTGTTTGTTGCTGATGTTTTTTACAATAATTTGTTCCATTAAATGTTTTAAAAAGACAATTGGAACCATCTTTCTTTTTTCCAGTACATCTATTAATATGATTTTTACTATAAAATTCATCATGAACATATTTTAAAGGTTTGCTACCCTCCTTCAACGGTAATGACTTCAAAAGTTGTCTACAATAAGGACATGATCCATTAGGATAATTAGCTTCATATTGAAGATATTTAACTAAACAATCATAATCAAATTGTCTTTTGCAACATTTTAATTCGATTGTATCAGATATTTCAGTACCACATAAAAGACACATTTTATCATAATCTATATCTTTATCTAAATAGTCTTTTAAAGAACGACTTAATTCTATACTTTCGGAACGACTAACCATATTTAAAAAATAATCTTGATTACTTTAACTTACTTTTAAAACTTTATAATATTTTTTATAATATTTTTCAACAAAGAAAAAATTGAATTGGATTTATTAATAAAAAAAAATCAAAATGTCAATTTGGAATAATCTATACAGTTTTCGAACAAGAACATATTATGAACAATTTCCCAAAGCGGAAGAGATTGTAATGTGTAAATTAATTAATAAGGATGAACATGGATTTATTTTTATGTTGATCGATTATCAATTGCAAGGACGTCTAATATATAAAAATGCACATGTAAAACGCAAAGCGAGCATCATGAATAAATTATTTACTAGCAAAGATAAATTATATCCTCTTCAAGTATCTTCCATCGAATTTCTTCGAGTTGGACAAAAAGAAATTTTACCCGAATTCAAAGAAGAATCCGAAGAGGAATCTGGAGACAAATCTGGAACAGAAGAAACATCCGAAGATGAATCTGAACCTGAATCTGAAGACGAAAAAGAAGTAGAAAATGATGAAGAAGAAAATGAAGAAGAAAATGATGAAGAAGAAAATGAAGAAGAAAATGATGAAGAAGAAAATGATGAAGAAGAAAATGAAGAAGTAAAAAAGGAAGAACTTATGATGAATCCGGATGATCTGGATGAAAAACCGTATATTATGTTGTCTAATTTGGGTATTTCTGAAGAATTAAAGGAAAAAAGAGAAGAAGAATATAGAAATTATATACAAGTATTTGGGTTAATACATAAATATTGTATTGATTCTTTTAAGAAATTGAAATCTAAATCAAGACCAGATTTAATGGGATCAGCACAATTTGAAGAATTTTGTAAGGAATATAGAACATATGTAGAAGATGTTATGAGTAAAACTATTTGGAAATTACCTAGAGATGATGTATATACATATACCCACGAGTTTAAAAATAAATTTAAGGAAGATACTAAATTTGATTTGGATCCAAAGGAGAAAAAAGAGTTAGCAATTGTAATTAAAAAGCAACTTCATAATCCAGATTATACTATAGATTATTTCTTTGAATTAACTACAATTAGATTCAGTTTGAAAGAAGAAGAAAGTGGATACCATTTTCTCATTAATATATTTAAAAAAGCTCTCGATATGAATAGAGACAAAATAAACAGTATTGACCCTGATATGACAATTAAACTTAAAAATATTGTCGAAATAGACAAAGATGGGAAAACTGTTAGTAAAAAAACACAAAAAGCATTAAGTTATTCAGTTAATGGTAAGTCACAAGATGAAAATGCATTAAAGAATTTAGCGGAAGATATTATTAATAGTATTCAAAAATTAAAAGGACCATTTGAAAGTTTCAAAAAATTAGAAATAAGTATTCATAATTCCGAAACTCATCAAGTTAAAATAACAAAATGTGATTAAAACCGTAATATATTATATTATATTATTTTCAATAATCTGGTTTCTTGTCACTTTCATTGACTGATTTAAGATTTTGTAGAGCATCTTTTATTTGATCTAGGGATGGAACAGGTAATGATGATATCCCTGACATTTTCTTAATTTTGAGCAAGGTTGATTCAGGGTCTTTTTCGACTTTCTTTAATTTATTTAAACCACCTTGTAAGAGATTTGAACTAATTAAACTATTTAAACTATTTAAAACACTCATACCACTTGGTATTTTAACATTTTCATCAGATTTTACATTAGAATCTGTACTGGAATTAGTTTCAGAGTTAGAATTATTTGAAGAGTATTCTTCTAAAATTTTTTTTAGTTGTGGCGGTAAATCATCAATATCACTTTCCAAATAATCCAAATACTCTGATGGTGTTCCTGTAATCATCATTTTTTGCTGAACCGCAAACTTTGGAACCCCAAGATTTAACATTTTAATATATGACGCCAATTTAGGATGACTCTTAACCAAATTTATTTCCTTTTTAGTTTCCATAATTTCATCCAAAAAAAGACATTCCTGTATCGCATTTTTGGGATTATCCAATTTAAATTGAATTAGATCCAATACAATTCTTATATTATTTTGTTTAGTGTTATAACACATACCACTCAACTGGATAACAAAATAAGCATAAAACTTGCCTTTAATATCTTGAACAGATATAGGTTCTAGATTAATGTTATATATTTTAAGTTGATTGGTATCAAAATTAATATTAAAATAATCAGAATAAGGATGTGATTGTTTAATAATTGATGTTAAATTTTTCTTTTTGAGATCAATTGATAAAGAGTCATGAAGGTGTTTTTCTAATGACTTAATCCAAATATGGAATAGTTCAACATCTCTATCTATCTTGAGATTATCAAAAGACAATCTAAGATAACCACTATCAGATGATTGAAATTTAGGTTGAAAAGGCATATATAACTTTGGCGTTTTGATTAATATAGGTTGATTTTTATTTAATTTGAGAGGTATAAAATGCGATGATCCTCTGAGTTCTGCTTTACAAAATTTTAAATTTAATTGAGATGGATTTTGATCTTTGTAATTAAGTAATTCAATCATTTAGATTACTTTATTGTCTTTTACTTTTATTGTTTGCTTGTATATTGTGTAAAAGAAAATTGATTATGCTTTTTATTCAATTGAATAACTAATACTAAAAATATGTCTACATCTACATCTACAAAGTTAGCAACAGCTATAACAATTGAAATTAAATATTCAGATTTAATTAAAAGGCAACCAACCATCAATATCGGAACTATTGGCTCCGTAAGTCATGGTAAAACAACAGTCGTTCGCCAAATTAGCGGTGTAAGAACCCAACGATACCAAGAAGAAATTGACTCAAATCGTACCATTTATCTAGGTTATGGTAACGCAAAAATCTATATTTGCCCCAACACAGGATATACTGTAGTTCAAGGTAGCGATGATCCCATACCAACACATCCAACAACTAATAAAGAATTAATTTGCTATCGTCACATCAGTTTTGTTGATTGTCCTGGTCACAAAGCATATATGGCTACTATGATTAGTGGTACAGCTATTATGGATTATGCGTTATTATTGATAGCGGCGAATCAAGAAGTGCCTCAGAAACAAACTGTCGAACATTTGGCAGCTATTAAAAATACTCCAGTGAAAGATATCGTAATTCTCCAAAATAAACTAGATTTAGTCACAAAAGAAGAAGCATTCGCAAATTTAAAACAAATTCAAGATTTTATTGAGGGTAGTCCAGCTCAAAACGCAACTATTATACCTATTTCAGCCCAATTCGGCAGTAATATTAATTATGTGTATAGTTATATTATGAATAATATGGAACAACCATCTAGAAATTATAATCTGGATCCAATTATGTGTATTGTCCGTTCTTTCAAGAATAATCATCCTAATACATCATATGATAAATTGCAAGGTGGTGTTGTTGGGGGGAGTATTATTCAGGGTACTTTTGCTGTCGGCGATTATGTTGAATTACGTCCTGGATTTGTTTTAAAGAATGGGACAAAAACTATTTGTTACCCTCTATTGTCAAAGATTGAAAGTCTTTACTCTGAAAAAACCGCACTAGATATTGCTGTTCCAGGTGGTTTAATTGGTGTAGGATTACAATTAGATGGTAGTTTTACTCAAGGTGGAACTTTGATTGGTCAAATGATTGGACATGTTGGTAAATTACCGTCAGTATATATTTCTATTAAGATTGAATATACTAGAGAGGGTAGTTCTAATAATCTTCATAAACCTAAAGCGGGAGAAAAGATATTAGTGGCTATCAACTCCAAAATTCAAGGTGGTGTTATCACATCTCGAGAAAAAAATATTATGGAAATTCAACTAGATGACCCAGTTTGCTTAGATCCTTCTACAAATGTCGTCATTTTACGTAAAGTTGTTGATCTAAATCAATATTGTATTTCATATAAAGGTAAATTAACTCCAGATTGTAAACCACATCCAGATGTTTTCCCAACAGATATGCCAACTTATCAAAATTTAATCCAAATTAATCAAAAAAGATTTATTAAAATTATAGATGATTTGCCTAAACTTACTTATATGAAACCAATGGAACTGGATTATATTGGTCAATTATCAAATATTAAATTGAAAGATGGACAAGTGAATCAAACTTTGCAATTGCCATCTATTAATTCCGTAAAACACAATCGCAAAACTATTGTTAGTAACTTTATTGATTGTTGTCGCCAATTTGATTCCCAAGTTGAAACCTTTCTACAAAATGCTAACTCTAGTATGTTACAATTTGCTTCAGAAATAAATGATCTTGTTGATGTCGAACAACATCTTTTACAATTTCTTAAAAAAGAATTAACTAACGATATGAGTATAGATACATCCCATCAATTAATTATTGATGGTTCATACGATAAAACTGTAATAACAAATGTCGTTAAACGCTATTGTCTGCAAAATAAAAAATGTTCTAATTGCGGATCTATGATGACTAGATTAGGAAAAAGAAATCGCAAAGATACAATTTATTGTATGAACTGTCGATCTGCTATAACAGTCAGTTCGTAACATTATCATACACTATTAAAAAATTTATTAAAATTTATTAATAATTTAAATTTAATTTTTTTATGTATTTTAAATTTCAAACTTTAAGTCACACAAATCCCAATAAACAGATTTGTATTGAGTTTTTATTATATTTCTAGAGAAAAGTATTTTAAAAAAATCCAGTCCAATTTCATCCACAACAGTGTCTAGAAAATCAAATGCTTTTTTGTAATCATAATGGGAGCTACTTCTGAAGGATGGACTTCTCATCGAATAATAACATCCGCTCGAAGACATATCTGAAGTATCAGTAGATCTCTTATAAACATAACAACCACCACGCCTTACAACAAATTCTAATGTGAATATTTTATTAAATTGTTGTTCAAATTGTTCAATATCAAAATTCTTAACAGCACATATTTTTTTAATAATATCTACATCATTATCCACTTTAACACATGTTTGTAAAAATTTTATTAAACCAGATATATTATAATAATTAGCTTCATCCAATATATTTTTTATGGTATTCTCTTCTAAATTATCAATACGAATATTACCATCCCTTAAAAACTTCAAAATATATTCAAATAATTTTCCATCACGATCTATAAAATGATATCCATTTTCATCTGGTTTCAGTGGATGTCTTCCAGAAAACATAGATGCCAACATAGAATCTTGATCTTTTGTTAAGGTATGTTGGGTAGTTTGATATAAAACTCCTCCAACATTTAGTTTGACGGCGTCTGTCATATTTTGATTTCTGATAGTTAAAAGTTAATAAATTAAAGTAAATCAATTTTTTAGAAAATATTAAGTATCAAATATTAAGTATCAAATATTAAGTATCAAATATTAAGTATCAAATATATAATCGAAAAGACAAAACTTTTGACGAATCTAATTCATATACACATTTTATATTTGTTTTTATCACATTTTTACTAAAAAGATAACTGAATATGTGGTTATCTATTTTATCATAAATGTCTTTCAAAAAATTATATTTCTTCAGATGAAAATCATAATTTGCAGTATGATAAAAATCTGGTTTGTGTAGGGTATAATAAAGACCACTTGACCCACCCTTTAAATCTCCACAAAAATAATCTTTAGAAATACTAGACAGATATTCTATCGTAAAATGTTCATTAAATTGTTTCTCAAATTCTTTAACATCAACACCTTTTGTACCACATATTTTTATCATAGTATTACAAGTAATACTAGTATTGTCATCAAAATGAATCTCTCCTAACTTTGATTCCAATAATGTAATTAACCCACTAAGACAATAATAATGGGCTTCATCTAATATGCATTCTAGAGTAACATCTGGAATATTTTTAAGATAAATCTTATCATCTCTTAAAAATTTAAGAATATATTTAAATAATTTTCCATCGCGATCTATAAAATAATATCCATTTTCATCTAGTTGTAATGGATGTCTTCCTGAAAACATAGATGATAACCTAGAATGCGAATCTTTTGTTAAGGTATCTTTGGTAGTTTGATATAAAACTCCTCCAACATTTAGTTTGATGGTATCTGCCATATTTTAATTCTTAGTTTCTAATTTGCTTATTGAAAATCAAATCAATTTTTCAAAAATGTCAAATATATAATCGAAAATACACCTGATCCTTAAAATATTCTTCGGATGCACATTTAAAATTTGTTCTTATTATATTTTTCGCAAAAAGGAAATCAAAGATACGATCGTTATCTATTTTATCATAAATATCTTTCAAAAAATTATATTTTTCCAGATGAACATCCGGATTTAAAGTATAATCATTAGGTATTTTTAAAGTACAATAAAAACCAGTTGATCCTGTAGTTGTTAAGGAATCCTTTTCAATTCCACATTGATATTTATAATCAATTGATATACTAGACACATATTCTATCGTAAAATGTTCATTAAATTGTTTCCCAAATTCTTTAATATCAACACCTTTAGATGCACATATTTTTATAATATTATTACTAGTTCTATTATCATCTAAACTAGTATATAACTTTTGTTCCAACAATGTAATTAACCCACTAAGACAATAATAATGGGCTTCATCTAATATGCATTCTAGAATAACATCTGGAATATTTTTAAGATAAATCTTATCATCCCTTAAAAATTTCAAGATATATTCAAATAATTTTCCATCACGATCTATAAAATGATATCCGTTTTCATCTGGTTTCAATGGATGTCTTCCAGAAAACATAGATGCCAACATAGAATCTGGATCTTTTGTTAAGGTATCTTTGGTAGTTTGATATAAAACTCCTCCAACATTTAGTTTAATAATGTTTGTCATGTTTGAATTAAGTATATTAAAAAAATATTATTAATTTTAATGAATCAATTTTATTGAATTAATTTATTTTTTAAATATAAAACTCAAAATCACCATTTGTTTTATTTTGCTTGACACATTTGAAATCTGTTTTTATTATATTTTTACTGAATAAACTTTCAAATGTTTCATGTCCCAATTTTTCTATAGCCTTATACAAGAAATTATAATATAGTGCTTTTTGAGTATTACCATTACCAGTCCATCCGAAATATTGTTTATAAACTCCTGGATGCCATACACCACTATACACTGTTCTTCTAAAATATGTATCGCTTAATCTATAATATGAATCGTTAGTATTGTTAGTATAACACCAGTAATTATATTGGAAATACGTTAAATTTAACTTTTCATTAAAGTTTTTTTCGAATTCATTAATATCAAAATTTTTAGCTGCACATACCATTTTAATGTTCTCAATCTTTTTACGATTATCATCCTCAAGTTCTTCTGGTGTAGACTCTTTTACATTATCACCTATAAAATTAATTAATCTACTAAGACAATAATAATTGGCTTCATCTAATATACATTCTAGAGTGGCATTAGGAATATTTTTTAGATAAATCTTATCATCTCTTAAAAATTTCAGGATATATTCAAATAATTTTCCATCACGATCTATAAAATGATATCCATTTTCATCTGTTTTTAGTGGATGTCTTCCAGAAAACATAGATGCCAACATGGAATCTGAATCTTTTGTTAAAGTATCTTGGGTAGTTTGAAATAAAACTCCTCCAACATTTAGTTTAATAATGTTTGTCATGTGCTGAGGCTAGTATATTATTAAAAAAAATATTATTAATTTTGATGAATCAATTTTATTGAATTAATTTATTTTTTTATATATGAAATTCAAAAGTGCCACTTTTTTTTCGCCTGACAGACTTGAATTGTGTCTTTATTATATTTTTACTGAACAAACTTTCGAATATTTCATCACCCAATTTTTCTATAACCTTGCATAGAAAATTATAATGTAACTCTTTTTCTGAATGGGTTGCATTTTTAAAATACGTGCGATTATATTCATGTACATCCCAATGACCGTAATTTACGGTGAACATATGATATGTATCACGCAACCGATAACATAATTCTTCACGTTCACAATTATTTATCAGAAATTTCAATGTTAATTTCTGATTGAACATTGTCTCAAACTCATTAATATCAAAATTTTTAATGAAACATATTTCTCTAATATTATTAATGTGAGTATCATTATTATAACCTGTATTGAAACGACTATTTGATCCTATATATTGTTCTAGAATATTAATTAGTTCATCAAGACAATAAAATTTAGCTTCATCCATTAAATTTTTTTTAGTATCATTAGACGCATCATCCAAATTAATATTACCATCTCTTAAAAACTTGAGAACATATTTGAATAAATCCCCATCGCGATCTATAAAATAACGTCCATTTTCATCTAATTTCGATGTATGTCTTCCAGAAAACATAGATTCCAACATGGAACCTTGATATCTTGTTAAAGTATTTTTGGTAGTTTCGTATGGAACACCTCCAACGTTTAATTTTACTGTTCCTGACATGATTTATATTTATGATAAATATTTAGCTATAAAATAGATCAATTTTTAATATTATATATATATTCTAAAACGAATACTACAATTGACAGTGTATTCAGATATACATTTATAATTTGTTCGTATCAAATTTTTAGTAAAAAGAGCATCAAAGAGTTGACCTGTTTTATGAATTTTATCATATACACTTGTTAAGAACTCATATTTTTCAAGATGATCATTATAATTTGGTTGTGTATGATGTGGTGGACCAATCGTATAATAAAATCCACTGAATCCAGGAGGAGGTGATTTATCTTCATTAACGAAAAAACTCCCTGATTTTTCATTGGCAAAACTTGTTAAATAATTTTCAGTAAAATGTTGATTGAATTGTTCCTCTATTTTTTTTATATCAATCCCCCTAACAACCAATACATTTCTAATATTATAATAATCATCATCCTTATCATCCTCATCCCCCAATAAGCTAGCTAACTCATCTATACCATAATAATCAGCTTCATCTAATATATCATCTATAATATTTTTTGCTGTGTTATCTAGATTAATAGTACCATCTCTTAAAAACCTAAGAATATATTCGAATAGTTTACCGTCGCGATCAATAAAATAATATCCATTTTCATCTGTCGGTAATAGATGTTTTTCATAAAAGATAGATGCCAAAAAGGAATCTGGATATTTTAATAAAGTATTTTCAGTTGTTTGGTATAAAACTCCACCTATGTTTAGTTTAATAATATTTGACATTTTTGATTTTACATATTTAGCTCTAAATGAATCAATTTTTATATATAAATACGAAACACGATTGAATAATCGGAGGGATTGCTAGGGATATAATCCTTATTGATATCCACAATACATTTAACTTTTGTCTGTATTAAGTTTTTCGTAAACAGAGTATTAAACATTTCAACTATATCTTCATTAGAACGAGTACATTCCCATAATTTTTTAACCATATTTTCAAGAAAATTATATTTTTCTAGATGAACATTGTATGGTGGACTAGTATGACCTGGTTTTACGAAAAAACAATAATACCCACTAGATTTAATATTATATTGTTTATCATCTTTAGAAATTTTGCTCCATTCATAACTATAATCATTCATCATGCTTATTAAATATTGAGTAGTAAAATGTTCATTAAATTCCCTTTCAAATTCTTTAATATCAATTCCTTTATTTAACAATATTTTTCGAATATTATAATAATCATCATCTTCTTCCATCCTCAATTCCAATAACTTTATTAATTCATCCAAGCAATAATATTGAGCTTCATCCATTATGTTTTTTATAATATTTGCTGACATATCGTCAAAATTAATATTACCATCTCTTAAAAACTTTATAATATATTTAAATAATTCTCCGTCACGGTCTATAAAATGATATCCATGTTCATCTGGTTGCTGTGGATGTCTTCCAGAAAACATAGATTCTAACATAGAACCTTGATATTTTAATAAAGTATCTTGGGTAGTTTTATATAAAACCCCACCAACATCTAATTTTATTATGTTTGACATTTTTTGATTTTGAATGATTTTAATAGTATAAAAATAAAAAATAAATTAATCAATTTTTATAAAATATTGTTCTTCTAATAAAATCTAAATATTAAAATCTAAATATTAAAACTAATATATAAGATACCACTACCAATACCACCTAAAACATCATTAATTTTAATACTTTTAAATGGTTTGAATGATCCTTTGCTGCTGTTGTAATTAAAATATAGATGTGCATAATTTCCTATGGTATCTACAAAATTATAAAAGTCATATCCATTAACTATTACATTCTTGCGCCAAATTATTTCAAAATGATCTTTTGCAAATTGTTTTTCGCTATTAAACTTAATAACATTATCTATTGTATAAGTTTCTTTTAATTTTCTTTCAAATTCCTCAACATTAACATTATATGTCGAGAATATTTTCTGGAGCACATACTCAGCACCACAAATCTTCTCTTCACATGATATATATTTTTCTTTTTCTAAAAATGTTAATAAAGGTTGTATGTTATAATATTCGGCTTCATCCATTATGTTTTTTATAATATTTTTTGGTACATCATCTAAGTTGATATTACCATCTCTTAAAAACTTTAGAATATATTCAAATATTTTACCATCACGATCTATAAAATGATATCCATTTTCATCTGGTTGTAGTGGGTGTCTTCCAGAAAACATAAATGCTAACATTGAATCTTGATATTTTGTTAAAGTGTCTTTAGTAGTTTTATATAAAACCCCACCAACATCTAATTTTATTACGTTTGACATGTTGATTATAAATTTATCTAGAGGTACATATGTGGAGTTAAAATATTCAATTTTTAATATTATTATAATGGCTTGTTGCGTGAAATTTTTTATCTTCTTATTTCAATAAATAACAAATAGTAATTAGTTAGTGTATGGAATACTCATTTGTTTTATTAATAGTTTTATTAATAGTTTTACTAATGTATGGATTGACTTATAATATGAAGTTTGCAAATATGAATTTGATATTTTTAATAGGTTTATTTGGTATATTATTATGTATTGTAATGAATTGTAGAAGTAATAGTGGAGGGGTGTTAAAAATGGATAAGAAGGTTAAAATTAAAACGGATCTCAATAAGGAGGTTGAGTATGAGATTAAAAATGAAAAACTTCAATCACCAATAAATACTCTAAATGAAAATACTCCAAATGAAAATACTCAGAATGAAAATACTCCAAATGAAAATACTCCAAATGAAAATACTCTAAATGAAAATACTCTGAATGAAAATACTCAGAATAAATTGGGATACATGACGGAAAAAGAATTAGAAGATTATGCACCAGATGGGTTAAAATATTGTTCTGATGTACATTCATATGAAAAATTTGATGCACCATTATTTTATAATGTTCCTCCAGCATCTAGTGAATTAAATGGTGAAATATGTCGTAATTGTAAGGTAGGGTATTGTATGGGTGATGTGTGTGGGTCTGAGATTTATAAAAAGGGTTTTGAAATGGAGAATTATTTTTTATAGATGAATTATGGATAAATCTAAAAATAAAATCGCTTTTAAAAATAAGAAAAAAAATATGTTGAGTAGTTTTACGTGGACGTTAATTTTGATTATAGTATTTATAATTTCATTGCTGGTGAGTTTTACAATCGAGGATAATACTCTCAAAATATGTTATTGGTTAGTTGTATTTTTGCTAGCTTTAACTATATTCAATATTATTCTTTCAGTGCAATATTATATAGATTTAAGAAATCAAGAAGGTATTAGAGGTCCTAGAGGTGCTCCAGGTAGAAAAGGTCCTCCTGGTCCGCAAGGTGTATGTGGTGTGTCTGATAAATGTGGTTTAGACAATTGTCAGGATAGAATTCTGGATGAAATTCAGAATGCATATCCGGAAATTAATCCCGAATGTTTGCGTGATGTTAAAATGTGTAGTAGTTCTGATCAAAAAGAAAAAGCATCTGTTTTACAAAAAGAAATTGAAACTCTAGTCAATAAATGTAAAACATCTAAAGATCCTTTGAATGCTTTTTTGGATAAAATAAGGCCACATATTGAGTCTTTAGGAGAGAATGGACATACAACAGATTAAATGCAATTAAATGTAAATTATCTAAAACTTTTCTCTGTATTTAATTTAATAAATGTTTGTAGTATATTTAGGTTTAGGAATAATATTATTAGTCATTGTTATTTATTTTGGACTAGAATTATCTAAAGATATAAATCATTATATTCTCAAAACTTTCTTTTGGATTCTTTATTTGGCTACTACACTCACATGGATTAACATTGTTGCTACAGTTTTATTCTATAATGTTTTACGTCATAAGAGAGGTCCTCCAGGTGTTCAAGGACCAGTTGGAGAAAAAGGAGATCAAGGACGAGTTGGAATGTGTGATACAGGATGTAAAAATAAGGTATGTTATATGAGAATTACGACTGAACTTAATAAACATTATGTAGAGGAATTAAAAAGATTATTACCTGATTTGAGGGGTGATTTTAAGATTCAGAATAGTGAATTTTTAAATATCATAAAGAAATCATGTCATTCAGAGGCTTTTAATGAAATATCAAAAGTGCGTAAACCTGATCAAATTATAGTTTATATGTCATCTATTTTCCGTGATTGGCTTACAACAGTATTAGAATATGATTCTAGTTCAGACAAAAAGGATCTGAGAACTTATTTAGAAACTGATGGTATGGAGGAAGTACCTCAAATAGGTAAAGGAAAACATCAATTAAATCCAATTGATGAATTAAAACAGTATGATATATATTATTGGGGTAAAGAAAGAATATTTCATCCTTTAGTGATTCAATATTGTGCTGATCCATCAATTTATAAACAAATGTCTCAAAAGGATCCACCAAAAATTAAAGCCATCAGAACTAATATGTATACTCAAATTTATTCACATTTGTATGCAACTGGTAATAAACCTGTTACTTTTTTTAGAACTGAACCATATAATTTTAAAAATACTAAATATTATCCACTAGGTGATATTGTTTATCCAGGTATTAATATCAAAACTTCTAATAAATTTGTTGAAAGACACGGTGTTCCAGATAATGAAAAAGAAAAATCTCAAATTGAAGGTGTTGAGTCAGATGGACCAGAAGACGCCAATATATTAGTCAATGGTCCAGATAAATATATTCAACCACCATTAAATTGGGAATTAATTTGGAGAAGTAGTAATGGTTCTCCAATTACTATATGGAAACCAGAAGATCATTATGATCACAAATATAAAAAATGGTTTAGAGGATGTGGATATTTGGTTATGAGTAATCATGGTCCTAATCCGCGATATCAATATGGACATCCAACACCTGAGAATCAACCTATACGTTTAGTATCGGAAGATTTATTGGAAGATATTAGTGAAGAGGGATTTACAAAAATATGGGATGATACGGGGTCTGGGTCTTATATGCAAGCATCTATTTGGATATCTAAAAATTTGATATATTTGGGAAATCAATTTACGGGTGTGCCAGTTAAGGGGTATAATAGACCTAAAAAGTTGAAAACGTATTTAATAAGCAGTGGTGCATTTTACTCTGAAGATACTAAACCAATCAAATTTGAAAATAAATTGACACATGAAGAAGATTTAGGTATAGGTTATCACGGAACACCTCATAGAAATCCTAAATATAGTATTTTTACGTGGTTAGAAATGCCATTGGAGGTACAGGTGAGTAATTTGGGTAATGGTGTTAAAATTTATTTGACACATAGTGGATTAAATGAGATTAATTCGTATATGATTAGAAAATTAAAAAATGGAAAAGATAAATTAGAGGGTGCATTTGGGGTTGATCCTCAAAATAATACTGTAACTGATAATTTTAAATATAATCCTTCAAAGGAAAATCTAAGATGGAAAATAACGTGTATTAAAAATGATGGTGATATAGATGAAACATGTTCTAGTTATACATATTTAATTAAGTCAGAGTCACGTGGGTTATATTTGACGGTTGAATTGGATAAATCTGGGGCTGGTGAACCGGATTTTAGGTTGGCTAAATTACCGAATAAAAATGCACCACATTATAAAGAGTTAATGAATGAATTTATTTGGTTTAATCCAAAATCGGCAACTGGTAATCGTTTATTACAAAAAAATGTTATACAAAAAAGTGTTATACAAAAAAGTGTTAAAAGTAAGTGAAAAAGTATCAAAAACACAGAAATGTCAGTTGAGTAAAATGTAAAATATTATCTTTAATTGTTATTAAGAGATAAGATGTTGCTACTTTATTTGTCAGTCGGTATATTTTTGACAATATTATTAATTTTTTTTGGTATAAAACTAGCTGAAATAATTAGTCATCCTACTTTCTATATTTTCTTTTGGATCATGTATTTGATTACTATTCTAGTTATTATTAATTTATGTATAAATTTTTGGACTACTTATATTCTTAAAAATAAAAAGGGTATTCCAGGACCAGTTGGTCCTGATGGTGATGAAGGTGATAAAGGTTCTGAAGCAAAATGTGAAATTGGATGTAAAAATGATGTATGTTATTTAACTATTATGAGGAAATTAGAAAAAACATATAATTCTATTTTGGAAAAAGTTAGAGTAAATGATAATAATAATGATGATAATAATAAACCCAAAAACATTAATAATAGATATATAAGGGAAACTATTAAAAGAATTTGTCATTCCAATCAGTTCAAGACGACATCTCAGTTGCAGAATGGGCAAGGTTTATTGGAATATATTTCGGACATATTTAGTAATTGGATAGAAGAATTAGGAAAAGCGGATAAAAGTGAAAATAAACAAAATTTGCAAAATTATTTGGATACATATGGAGAGGAGGTTGAATGGGAAACTCTTATAACCCCAGATAAAAATCCTTTCAAAGAGATTTTAAAATATGATATTTATTATTGGGGTTTGAGAAAAGAATTTCATCCTAGAATGATCCAAGCTCCTATTAGACCACCTGGGTGGAAGACTAAAGATGAGTTAATAAAAACGTCTAAAGGTCCTAGAATTAGTGCTTATAAGACCAACATTTATAATCGTGTTTATGGTGATCATGGTACTGGTGCTAAATTGGATGGTGCGGTATGGATTACGCCACCACTTAAAATAGATGGTAAAATGCATTTTCCGATTGGTTCTGTTTCTACTCCATATCATTGGGCTCCTAAAAATAATAAATACATAACAAGAATGGGTGATTTGAATGATCAAAGTAATTATAATAATTTGGGGGGTAATGAGTTAAAGGGTCCATCGCATTCGAATGTGATTGTGAGTGGTGATAAATATTGGGTTAGAAAACCGCATCCGGATCATTGGACTTGGAAATGGAATGATAAAAAAACTGGTGGTAAAACTGATGTAACTTTTTGGAATGCTGAAGATTTTATTGAAGATGACCAACAATATCGTTGTTTTGGTAGCATGGTAAGTTTAAATCATTCTAATAATAATCCATCAAAACAATTAGGCCGTGATAATGTACCTATTGTATGTATTAATGATAAAGCTTTGGAACCTATACCAAATTTAAATAATTTTATATGGAATGATAGAAAAAGCGGAGGGATACATGATGGTTCTATGTGGGCTAATTATGATGGAACTTATAATTTGACTTATTTCCAAAAGGGATATCAATCTGATCCCAATAGACGTTTTTATAAAATTAAAGAAGAATATTTGAAAACACATAATGAAACAGATGAAGGAAATAATTTGAGTAGTGATGATGTTTTTACTAGTGATTCTGAAAAAGATTTAGGATTTGGATATGGTTATCATGATCATGGTGTGAAGAGGGATCGTAAACAGGGAATATTCCAGTTACTTGATCTGGTTGTTGAGTCTGATATTGAGTCACAATATCACAAACAAAAATTATTAATAAGTCACAGTGGTCTCAATCATCCAAATTCGTATTTAATAAAGGAGTATGATAAAGATACGTTTGCATTGAGTAAATGTTTGGTGGCTGATAAAAAAAATAATGTAGAAGTTTGTAATACGACAAAACCGGATCAAATTTGGATGATTGAGTTTTTGGGAGCATCTAAAAAATTATGTTTGATTAAATCTAAAAAGACAGATCAGTACCTTAAATCTATTAAACCATGGACATATGAATTAGATGGTAAAATACCTTCTGATGATCCGAATGATAGAAATTTAAAACCATTTATTTGGAAATTGGTACCTAAAGAATAATGTGTCTAAAGAATAATGTGTCTAAAGAATAATGTGTATTAATAGTAAATGATTATTGTTGTGGTTATTGGTATTATTTTATTGGTATTTTTTATTATTTTATATGTGAAAATACGTGAAGGTTTTGATGTATCATTATTGGATTATGGGCAATATGAGAATGATAAATTCAGACCATATTTGTTTGCTAGGAGAGAGTATTATCCGACGTTGGAGAAAATGAGATTGGAAAATTCTACGACATATGAGGAAAGACTTTTGAATGAGTTGGCTAGACAGAATAAAATTAAAGAATATTGGGAGTGGTATAATAAACTTAAAAAGGGTAATCTAGTTACATGGCGTGAATGTAGTAGAGATTATTTATTACGTAAAAAGTGTAAAACGCGTCATAAATATGTTGGTGGATTTTAGATGGTTTTTTTTATTAAAAAATTGAAAATATTTAGATTATAATAATTATTGTAAAATATGTACATCGTAAATACAAACAAAGATGGTATCCCTGATAACAATCCTCCTAATGTTATTGACATTAATGATATTGATATTCACTTAAATAATCTATCTCGGAAAATGAGATGGATCAGATCTTGTGCAATTGTTCATAATATTGTTCATAATAAAAGTAAATCATATTCTTCATTTTATATACCTGCCGAAAAAAAATACGGAACATCATCAAAATTATATAGTTTTTCAAATCATTCTCTAATATTTGGAGAAATATATGATTTATATGATTATAACACTATAAAAAAGCTAAAAATTAAAATTACTTATAATTATATTGATTTTATTTCACGAAATGGATTAGTTTCTATCCTAGAACACTTAAAAAATCAAAATTTGATAACTATTGATAATTTTAATATCGATTATGTAACCAATGTAGATTCTTTAGAATGGTGGAAAAATTCTGGATTACCATTCACATATTCTAATACCGCACTTAGAGTACTATCAGGGCGAAATCTTGATAAAACATTAGATTGGTGGATAAATTCTAAATTGCCTTTGAAATATGATCATGCACTTTTGACATTAATATTAGACATGTGGGAGCCTATTTCACCTAAAATTAAAACATGGTGTAGAAAATTATTAAACTTACAGGAATAAATATACTAGAATATAAAATTTAAATTTTTAGAATGTTCCAGTTGCTAAAGTAACTGGAATAATATTTTTTTTAAACTTTCTAGATAAACAACGTAAAAAAATTAGAATGCTCCCGTTGTGATTACATAATATATTCAAGAGCATTCGGAATATTTCGTAGAATCCACGAAATAATACTTGAAAACCTAGAATTTTTAAATAACATTCGTGATGATTACGAAAGCTCCCGAAATCTTTTGACAGTTTATGTCCTGTTCTAAAGGGGATCTTGAGTCTTTTGGGTATCCCGAGTTGAAAAAACATTAGTAATTTGATTCACAAATGCTTTGAGTAAATATAAATTATCAATGGCAATTGTAGAAAAGTAAAAATTCTAGATTGTTCTAGTTGTAATTGAATCTAGAATAATATATTTTAAAAACTTTCTAGTGTACAAAAGTAAAAATTTTAAGTTGTTCTAGTTGTAATCAATCTAGAATAATACTTTTTAAAAACTTTCTAGTGTACAAAAGTAAAAATTTTAAGTTGTTCTAGTTGTAATCAATCTAGAATAATACTTTTTAAAAACTTTCTAGTGTACAAAAGTAAAAATTCTAGATTGTTCTAGTTGTAATTGAATCTAGAATAATATATTTTAAAAACTTTCTAGTGTACAAAAGTAAAAATTCTAGATTGTTCTAGTTGTAATTGAATCTAGAATAATATATTTTAAAAACTTTCCAGTGTACAAAAGTAAAAATTTTAAGTTGTTCTAGTTGTAATTGAATCTAGAATAATATATTTTAAAAACTTTCCAGTGTACAAAAGTAAAAATTCTAGATTGTTCTAGTTGTAATTGAATCTAGAACAATACTTTTTAAAAACTTTCTAGTGTACAAAAGTAAAAATTTTAAGTTGTTCTAGTTGTAATTGAATCTAGAACAATACTTTTTAAAAACTTTCCAGTGTACAAAAGTAAAAATTTTAAGTTGTTCTAGTTGTAATTGAATCTAGAACAATACTTTTTAAAAACTTTCCAGTGTACAAAAGTAAAAATTTTAAGTTGTTCTAGTTGTAATTGAATCTAGAACAATACTTTTTAAAAACTTTCCAGTGTACAAAAGTAAAAATTTTAAGTTGTTCTAGTTGTAATTGAATCTAGAATAATATATTTTAAAAACTTTCTAGTGTACAAAAGTAAAAATTTTAAGTTGTTCTAGTTGTAATTGAATCTAGAATAATATATTTTAAAAACTTTCTAGTGTACAAAAGTAAAAATTCTAGATTGTTCTAGTTGTAATTGAATCTAGAATAATATATTTTAAAAACTTTCCAGTGTACAAAAGTAAAAATTCTAGATTGTTCTAGTTGTAATTGAATCTAGAATAATATATTTTAAAAACTTTCCAGTGTACAAAAGTAAAAATTTTAAGTTGTTCTAGTTGTAATTGAATCTAGAATAATATATTTTAAAAACTTTCTAGTGTACAAAAGTAAAAATTTTAAGTTGTTCTAGTTGTAATTGAATCTAGAATAATATATTTTAAAAACTTTCTAGTGTACAAAAGTAAAAATTCTAGATTGTTCTAGTTGTAATTGAATCTAGAATAATATATTTTAAAAACTTTCCAGTG